TTGTAGAAGCACTTAGCAAACTCAAAAGGGAAAACCATGGCAACTCGTAACTACAAAGCTGAATACAAGCGGGACTTGGAGACAGGCAAGTCCGGCCCCGACTCTGCACAGTCAGAGCGCCAGCGAGCACGCAAGGCTTATGACGCTAAAGGCATTGACAGAAAAGGTAAAGACATCGACCACATCAAGCCGCTAAGAGCAGGTGGTAAATCCACGACAGGTAACTTGAGACTGCGTGCTAAGAAAGCCAATCAAGGCGACAACAAATAAAAACCGATGGAGAAGCAACTTGGAAATCCTTGAAGACAAGGCACTAATATTCCGAACTAGAAACCCAGAAAAATACAGCATCATTCCTAAACACAAAGTCATTGAACGTGATGACGGTGGGTACGATGTTGCTGTCTACTGGGGGCTAGACGAGTGTAGGGTGCTACGCAACCTCGGCGTGAAAGATGTGCCCTCGCCAATCACACGCAAGTACAAGTGGCCGGGTCGTTACAAACCTATGGCACATCAAATTGAGACTGCTGCGTTCTTGACCATGCATCGCAAGGCGTTTGTGTTCTCCGAACCCGGCACAGGCAAGACACTATCAGCGCTGTGGGCGGCTGACTATCTGATGCAACGCGGTGAGATACGTAGGTGTTTGGTTCTTTGCCCTCTGTCCATCATGCAGTCTGCATGGCTGGCAGACTTGAGCAACAGCATCATCCATCGCTCTGCCATCGTCGCTCACCATACGCAGGCTAGTCGCCGCATCGAGATGATTCAACAAGACTACGAGTTTGTCATCGCCAACTACGATGGCTTGAACCTGATAGCGGACGAGATCAACGCGGATGGCCGCTTCGACTTAGTTATTGTTGATGAGGCTAACGCATACAAGACAGTGACAACAAGGAGATGGAAGTCTCTCAAGTCCATCATCAAACCCAGCACACACGTGTGGATGATGACTGGTACACCTGCATCGCAGTCGCCGGCAGATGCCTACGGCTTGGCCAAGATCGTCAATCCCGAGGGCGTACCCAACTTCTTTACGTCATGGCGCGATAAGGTGATGAACAAGATCACCCTGTACAAGTGGGCGGCAAAGCACAACGCTGCTGATCTTGTGCATGAAGCACTGCAACCAGCAATACGCTTCAGCAAGGCACAGTGCCTTGACTTACCACCAGTGCTGACCACCACACGCGAAGTGCCACTTACACCACAGCAAGCCAAGTACTACAACCTGCTCAAAGAACGTATGCTGGTGCAAGCCGCAGGCGAAACAATCAGCGCAGTCAACGCTGCCGCTGGTGTGAGTAAGCTGTTGCAGATTAGTTGTGGTGCTGTGTATACCGACGAGAAGGAAGTCGTTGAGTTTGATGCCGCCCCACGCCTTGGTGTGCTGGAAGAAATCTTGGATGAGACTACACGCAAGGTCATCATCTTCGCTTTGTTCAGGTCAAGCATCGACACCATACAGAGACACCTGACCAAGAAGAACATTGCCAACGAGTGCATCCACGGTGGTATCACACCCAGTAAACGTGCCGACATCATCCACCGCTTCCAGCATGAACCAGACCCTCGCGTATTGGTAATGCAGCCGCAGGCTACAGCGCACGGCATCACACTGACTGCGGCTGACACCGTAGTTTTCTTTGGGCCACTGATGAGTGTGGAGCAGTACATCCAGTGCATTGCACGGGCTGATCGCAAGGGACAGAACTCTGACAAGGTGACTGTCATCCACATCCAAGGCTCACCCATTGAGCGCAAGATGTTCAAAGCATTGGAGGGAAAGGTAAGTGAGAACTCACTCCTAACTCAGATGTTTGAGATTGAAATAAATTCTTGAAAGGAGTTGCAAAACAAACGTAAACGTGTAAACTGTCCAACCTTAGACAAACAATAAAACAGGAGAAGTAATGGAAGACACCAACATTCCGCTCGACAAACTCGTGAAGATTTACCGTAAGATAAAAATGGAAATCGACACAATGACCCAAGAGTACGACACCAAACTGGAAGTGCTCAAGAGTCAGCAAGACGAAATCAAATTTGAAATTAAAGATCAGATGAAGGCGCTGGGCGTCTCATCTATCAAGAGTCCCTTTGGGACTGTGTCCATGATGCTGAAGACACGCTACAACACAAACGACTGGTCGTCGTTCAAGGATTTCATCCTTGAGCACAGCGCAGTTGACTTGCTGGAGAAGCGTGTTGCTCAGACCAACATGGCACAGTTTCTTGAAGAGAACCCGGGGGTTGTACCGCCGGGGTTGAACTCAGTTACTGAGTTTGAAATCCGTATCACCAAACCAACCAAGTGAGCTTTTTATATGACAAACATAACGCTTTTTTCGTCTGCAAACGTACCTGCATTTGCTCGTAACAACGAGTTGTCCGACACCGCTAAAGCCCTCACAGGCGGCAGCGTATCCAACGTCAAGCGCATCTCCATCAAGGGTGGTGTGTTTCGTTTAGTAGCTGGCGGCAAAGAGATTGCCGCCATTGATGATCGCCATCTGGAAGTCATCATTGTGAAAGCTGCCCCCAAGGTCAGCCGTATCTTCTACTCTGCATCCTACGATGCTGACAACATCACCGGCCCTGACTGCTGGAGCAATGATGGTGAGCGCCCTGACCCCACTGCGGATAACAAGCAGTCTGAAACCTGCATGAGTTGCCCCAAGAACATTGCGGGTTCAGGTCAAGGCAACAGCCGTGCTTGCCGCTACCAACAGCGCTTGGCCGTAGTGTTGGCAAACAATCCTGAAGGTGATGTGATGCAGTTGACCTTGCCTGCCACTTCGGTGTTCGGTAAGGAAGAAGGCGACAAGCGCCCCCTGCAAGCCTATGCACGTTACTTGGCGGTGCAGAACCCTCCTGTCAACCCCGAGCAGATCGTGACTGAGATGCGCTTTGATACCAAGGCCGAGTCTCCCAAGCTGCACTTCAAGCCTGTGCGCTGGTTGACTGACGACGAGTACGAAGTCATCAAAGCCCAAGGCGAGACCGAGGACGCTAAGCGTGCTGTGGTTATGACCGTGGCTCAGAGTGATGGCGTAAGAGCCAACGCTCCCAAGATGGTGCTGGCTGGCGCACGCCCTATGGGTGAGTTGACCAAGGAAGAAGACGCTCCCGCGTATGAACCCATCGCCGCTAAAGCCAAAGCGAAAGCAAAGCCTGTGGTCGATGCTGAAGATGAACCTGAAGTCCGTAAGGATGCCGCCAAGCCGTCCGCTGTGCCTGCCAAGAAGGGCAAGCTGGCTGACATCGTGTCTGACTGGGATGATGAATAACTAGGAGAAGGGGGCTTTGGCCCCCGCACTATGGCCTACTCACAAAAAACAATCGACGCGATCATGCGTGCCCCCAAGACTCAAGGCAACCAGCTTGGGCGGTGGGCGGCGCATCACAACTTCTCAGTTGTTCGCATTTCAAAAGCGTTGGGTGTGTCAAGACAGACTGTGTACAACTGGTTCGAAGGTGGTGACATCTTCCCTGCTTACGAGCACCGCGTTGATACGCTTCTCACATTCCTACAACAATCACACTCAGCCGACGAAGCATGGAGAAAAATATGTCAGCACTACAACCTCGTACCTTAAGTAATCAAGAACTCATCAAGTACTTTGCCATGTACATGGACGACACTGAATTCGGTGCGCCTATTGAATGGCAGATTGAACTTCTGCGCCGCTTCACTGCTGTTGCACCAGAAAAAGATTTCCCCCTGCGCGACCCCAACCAACTCGACCTGTTCTCTTAAACCCAAAGGATTCCCATGACTCCGCTTGAATTTCTAGCGGTGGTTTTGCCGTCTCCGGATAACGGGTTGTACTGCGCGGCAGAGCTAACTACAAAGAAAAAAGAACACACATTTGTTCAATATATTGAGGAGATAGAACCAACCGTAGGTAAGTGGGTTAAACAGAACAAGGACATTTACTTCGCACTGTCCACATTTGAGAAGTCGGGTAAGCGCACAGCAGAGAACGCTCGCCACATTCGTTCCCTGTTCATTGACATGGATGGGTACGAGAACAAGAAGGCTGCTGCCTTTGCGCTAGATGGGTTCCTTGCCAAGACTGGGATTGACCTCTTAGGTAGTCCCTACATTGTGAGTTCAGGTGGTGGACTGCACTGCTACTGGCCGTTCACAGAAGATGTGGAGGTCGATGAGTGGAAGCCTGTTGCCGAGAACTTCAAGCGCCTGTGTAGACAAGAAGCCCTGAGTATTGACATGACTGTGACCGCAGATGCGGCGAGGGTGCTACGCATCCCTGAGACGTTCAACAACAAGGCCAAGTACGCTACGCCGCGCCCAGTGCGCATACTAGCAGAGGGCGACACGTTTGACTTCCACGACCTTGCCAACCACATTCAGAGCCAACTCAAGAACGCACCACCACCTCTACCCCCCAAGGGTAAGACTGACCTAGCGTTGCCGGGCAAGCGCCCTGAGATGGCACTGTCAGCGACAACAGTCAAGCTGTTTGAGAACAGCGTCACGAAGTTTAAGCACATCTACAAGAAGACCAAGGATGGCGTGGGCTGCGATCAACTCAGGTACTACGCTGAGAACGCAACCGAGGATGGCATGGAACCGCTGTGGCGCAGGTGGTTGAGCATTGCACAAAAGTGTGAGGATGTGGAGAAGGCGGCAGTATGGCTGTCCGACC